TTTATGTGAAGGTCACAAATATGTTTTATATTCAGATGGTACTAATGTTGAATTAGGTTCAGAACAAAAAGTGTGGAGAGCAATTACTTCTGCTGAAACAGTTCAACCAGGTGCACAAATTTTAGCAAATACAAATGGTGGAGCATTTACTTTAACTTTACCTGCATCACCAACTGCAGGACAAGAAGTAACTGTAATTGACCAAGGATATGATTTTAATACAAACGCATTGACTGTTGGAAGAAATGGTTCTAATATAGCAAACAGTGCAGCAGACTTAACAGTTAACACTCAAGGTGCTGGTTTCACATTAGTTTATTCTGGTGATGCAACAACTGGCTGGACGTATAAGGAGAAATAATAGATGGCAAACTACGAAGCAACAAGATACGATTTTGATGGTGCAAACCTTACAGGTATTGAAGGTATTCCAACTGGTACAATTGTACCATGGTCAGATTCATCTATTCCAAGCGGATTTTTAGAATGTACAGGTCAAGCTGTATCTAGATCAACGTATGCAGATTTATTTGCAATCGTTGGTACAACTTATGGAGCAGGTGATGGTTCAACAACTTTTAACGTACCTGATTTACAAGATAACGTAGCAGTTTCAAAATCTCCTGGAAAAACTTTAGGTTCAACAGGTGGAACAAACACTGTATCTTCAACTGGAAACGTTGGTGGTTCAACAGCAAATGCAACTTTATCAACACCACAACTTGCTTCACACAGTCACACACCAAATTTAAAATACGTGAACCCAACAGCAGCTAATGACTTTGCGGTACAAGGTCCTGGACAAAAAGGTTTGGCTATTGTTAATAGTTTAATTAATAATAATGGTGGTAATGGTGGTCATTCTCACAACATGAGTGCAACATTTACAGGTGATGCAACTTCAGTTTTACAACCTTATTTAACAGTGGTATACGTAATTAAAACTTAGGAGATATAAATATGGCAACTAATTCAAGATGGACAGTAGTATTTGATGATAGATCAGTCATGAAACATGAAGGAGATGGTGCTGGACAATGTTATCAAAATGTAGGTGATGATGCTTTTTGGAATCAAGCTTCATATTCAAACCTTTGGGCAATTCAATATAATAATACTCCAGAAACTGATGAAGTAGAATATAGAGATGAAACACCTCATTCCACTTGGGCAAGCACTGGTTTAGATTTTCAACCATTCATTGACAAATGGGATGCAGCTCATTTAGCTAAGTTACAAGAGGATTGGGATCACGCAAATATTAAAACTTATAATGAAGAAGATGGATCAGTTATTACTACTGAAAGTGTAGAGGATCAAACAGCTAGAATGGGTCCAAGACCTACATCTTATTCTTCTTAATTAAGAAATAATTTATATTTAAAAGTTAAGACCATTCTTAAATCGTTAAGGTCTCTTCTTACATCTCTAGCGCAGTGTTCTATATTGCCATCAAAAACAATTACTCTTCCTGGTTTTGGAATAATACTTTTTAATATGTCTTGTTTATTTTTATCATAAAAAACAGTTTCTCCTGCAAATTTTAAATCCCAAGCATTATTTAAATAATACATAACGGTAATACCTGTGACTTCTTTTTCCCAATCTGTGTGAGATTCATGAACAGTTCCATATGGATTCGCACTAGCATAAGCTCTTTCTAGTTTTAACAAATCAAACATTTGCATATTTTTCAGTATATTTTCAGTTTGATCTTTTAATTTTTTTTCTATTTTATTTTTAAATTTTAAATGGCAATTAAATTTTCTCCATTTAGTTTCATCTTTACCAGAGCCTATAAACCTCCAAGGAGCTATATCTCTAAAATAAAAATAGTTTGTATCAATTTCTTGTTTGTCTAATAAATTATCAAAAACATTAATAAAATTATGATCTAAATTATTTGCTAGTGATATTATTCTAGTGTTTTTGTTTTTATTTCTGTCTTGATTAAATTGAAAAACAATAAGTTCAGACTTATGACCTATTAAATTTTTAATTACATTTCTATCTTTTTCTATTTGTTGACTAAAATATTCATTACCATAGATAGCATGAAATAGACCTGCATAACATACATCTTCTTCACATTTCCATTTTCTTAACGTATTATACACATTAATTAAATGTTGAAAAAAACTTTTGTCATGATGAGGAATTTCTTGTGTTTTTTTTGTAACTAAGTAATTAATACATTTTATGTATTTGTTCATGGTCTAAATACTAACCATGAAGTTAAAATATATTTTTCTCCTAAAATAGGTGGATTGCCTCTATGAACATAAGGAAAACCTGCAGGCCAAATAACTATTCTTCCGGTTTTAGGTTTTACTCTTTTTGAAAAATGTAAAAATTCTGTTTCTCCACCTTCTTCAACATCATTTAAATAAATAGTATAAACAAAAGCTCTAGGTTCATTTTCATAACCTTGATTATGTTCCACATGCCAAACATGATATCCTTCACCTGGTAAAGTTTTTTGTATTTTTAAACTAGTATGAAATAACTCTGTGCCTCCAAGAGACTCTCTTGCTCCAGTAATTTTGTCATAATGTCTCCAAGCCATATCGAAATTATATATAAGAGGTTTTAATCTATCCCACCAAATATTAATATTTTTCGGCATGCAAAAAAGTTGTTGATCTTGTTTTAAAAGAACATTCATTTTTTCTGAATCTAATCTATTAATAGTTCGGTTGAATTTATCTTCAGAGTCATATAAATCTATCGCTTTTTGACACTCTTCTTTAGTAATATAATTATCATAGACACCTATGAAATTAGTTATGCTACATTCTTTTTTTATCATTGTTTTTTATCATTGTTGTTTTAAAAGCTAAACTTATTCTTACTCCCTTTTTAGGAGCATAAGCCTTGTGTTTTTTTTGTGCATCAAAAATTATTAATTTATTTTCTTCAAATTTTATAATCTTTTCATTTTTAATTTCAAGATCTCCTTCTCCTTTAACCATATAAATAAAAGTTAAATTTCCTTCGTCTACATGAAAAGTTCCATCCATGCCTGGATGTTGAACATTTATATATGTTCTGTGAAACATTAAGGGTTTATTTATTAGTTTACATAACTTAGACCTCAAATAATCTATCATAATATTTTCTGAAGTGAATTCAGTGATATAAAAACACGAGTCATCCTTTAGTGTTTCAAGAGATTTTTGACTAAAAAAATGTGGTGTTTTATATAAAAACATATTTTTTAAATATTCATATAAATCTTTTTCTAACCAATTTTTATAAATACTAGTTTTCATTTTTTAATTTTTTTAAGGTTATTAAATCTTCATCACTAAATTTACGATTTGTTTGGTTTATATAGTTATCATATTGATGATGAGAAAATGGTCCATTTTGATTCACATAGTGAAAGAATACTTGAGCCATACCTTCTCCTTTGTAAACACCTGGACGCCAATGTTTTTGTTCACAACCTGCATAAAGGACAGCGTCTCCTTCTTGTAATTCAAATTTATTTCTTTCAACAACAATAGGCCAGTTATCGTATTTTTTTATACAAGCTGTTACAGATATTTCACAAGCTGGTCTATCAACATGTTTTGCTAACGTTGCGCCAAACACATAATATCTCCAATAAGCATAAGTCGGATAAAGTTTCAACTGAGATTCTAATTCTACTTTAGATAATTTTGTATGCAATATAGAATTCATTAAAGCATCGTTGTACCAACAAGGAGAAAAAGATTGTAAATCTATTTTAAAATCTTTGTTTTGGTCTAACTTATTATGACAATATTTTTGATAAATATTCAGTTCGTCTTGACTAAAAAAATTTTTTATAAGTTTATATTCTACTGCAGCCATGCAACTATACTATACCTGGTTCCTTTCGTAATAGGTTGAATACTATGTGGATACATAAAATTACTTGGAAAAAATACAATAGATCCTTTACCAAGTTTTAATCTTTTAATTTCTTTTTCTTTTTGATCTGTGAATATTAAATCTCCACCTTCATATTCGTTATTTAAATTTATAATAATACTTAAATGTCTTGGAGTAGTACTAAAATGATCTATATGTGCTTCATATTTTCCTCCAACATTATATTTTAATAAATCTATTTGATTTATTTTATTACTTATCATTCTAGGAAATTTACCTTTATAAAAAAGATATAGTCTTTCTATTTCTTGTCTTATAAAATTCCAATAAAAAATATTAGTTGGAGTACTAAGATTTAAATGATACCCTTTTACATTTCTAGTATTTTTATTGACACCAGCTAAAGTTTCTAAATTATCTTTTGATTTTTTGTCTATTAATTTTCTTATCCTTTTAATAAATTCAGGATGTACTATGTTTTTAATTTCTACAATCGCATCTAAATGATCCATTATAATAAATTTGCTTTTTCTTTTTGAGTTTCATCTAATGTTTTATCATTATTTTTTAATTTTTTTAAAGTAGTTGCGCTAGGTTTCCATTCTTCTTTATTTACTTTTTTACCACCCCTATCAGGCATAGTTTGAAATATTACTATATAACTGCCATCATAGGGTTTTAATTTTTCTTTCCACCAATCAGGTTCTTTAATTGTATAATGTGCATTTTTACCATTAGTTAAAATTTGTGTGGCAGGATAACAAGTAATAGTTAAAAATACTTTATTACTATAAGTAAATATATCTTTTAATACTTCATCAACTTTATCCTCTTGAACATGCTCCATAACATCAATACATAAAACTAAATCATATGTTCCAGTTGGTTTAATTGAATATTGTGCAACTGCTGGATCATATGGAGTTATATTTATTTCCATTGGAGATCCTGGAACTTTTTTATTATTAAATAAAATAGAATGAAATTTTGCTTTACCACAACCGTAATCTAAAATGGTTTTAATATTATTTTCTTTTATTAAATTA